GGAGAGATTGATAACTTGACTAAAAAATTTAACGAAAGATTTGATGCATTCGAAGTTGAAAACAAAAAAATGTTTGAGAAAAAGAATGAATCAAAAGATTTTAAAACTAACTTGACAAAAGCACTTAATGAAGGTGCAATTGAAAATTTAGTAAAGGGTAATACAAATGCTGCTGCATTTGAAATCAAAGCAGATATGACCATGAATGCTGATTTTTCAGGCGAGGTCGTACCAGCTGACAGAGTACCAGGGTTTAAATTTGACCCTAACAGACCGCAGAACATGAGACAAATCATTCCTAATGGTGCGACTGGTTCTGATGTTGTTAGATTTGTAAAAGAATCAGGATATTCTAATGGTGCTGCTGCTGCTGCTGAGGGTTCAACTCTTGGACAAACAGATTTCGATATGACTGCATCATCTGTAAATGTTGAGAAAATCGGTACATATCTTAGAATCTCTGAGGAAATGTTGGCTGATACTGCTCAACTTACAAGCTATATTTCAAATAGAGTACCAGCAAAACTTTTAGAAGTTGAAGATGACCAAATTTTAGGCGGTAATGGTGTATCACCAAACCTAAATGGTCTTTACAATTCTGATACTAATTTTGATACATCAGCATCAGGTGCATTTTATCAATCAGTTGACAATGCAAATGAGTTTGATGTTCTTGTTGCTGCAATCAATCAGTTAGCATTGTCTAACTATAAGCCAAACTATATTCTTTTAAATCCAACTGACTTTCATAAAATCCTATTATTAAAGGATAGCCAGTCAAGATATTTAAAAGACCAAGTTTATCAAGGTTTACAACCATCATTTATGGGTGTGCCTGTAATCATTAACAATGAAGTTAATGCTGGGACATTCTTTGTAGGTGACTTTAACTCTTGCCAATTATGGATTAGAGAAAACCTTTCTGTATCATTCCACAGAGAAGATGGAACGAACATCAGAGATGGTTTTGTAACTGTAAGATGTCAAGAAAGAGTGGCACTTGCTACATATTTACCATTAGGTATAATTGATGGTACATTTAGCACAGCTAAATCAGCACTAGAAACTCCGTAGTAATACGATTTTTATTGTGTTTTTATAATAAAGGGGAATTAATTTTCCCCTTTTTTTATTTTTTTTTACAGAGGTAGAACAAAAAAAATGTTAAATAATTTAAAATATATTTTGTTTTTTAAAAAATACTTTATATGTTTGTAGTGTAATTGATTAATAATTACATAAGTTCATTAACATATTGAAAAACAATTTGGGAAAACAGGAATGCTATTTGTCTGTAAAAAGATAAGGCGTAAGGATGGTAACTATTCCAGAATTTCGAGGGAAAACATAAAATATAGATAAAACTATTAATACGATTGTTGGCTCCTTTATAAGTTGGTAAGGTGGTGTTGCCGATATAAGTTTTGTATTGTTCGGATTGGTTTAAAAACTCTGATAGTGGACTTAAAATCCATCTGGTAGGCATACTGGGTGCTTTACGAATTGAAACTGACTGTGATGCCTGGTGCGAATATAGACACCTTAAATGATTGTAGATATAACCACATTGACAAAAAAAGCCGAGAGGTAATATTAGTGGGAGTTTAAAATTGAGGGTTGAGACCTCATAGTAATAATAAAGATGTCGCTGAAAAATGGGCAGTCAAAATCTAGATTATTGGACTAGAAAATCATGGCTACTAAATTGTTTTTCTTTTTAATATTAAACGAATTGCTGAATCCAGACCACATATCGCGTAGTGTGTTAATTGGTAGTGTGAGAACTTTAAAAAGGTAATCTCGTTAGTGAGGGGTTGCAAACCCAATATTCTAACAGCCCCAGCTTTAATATACAAACCTCATTCTATTTACCGAGTGGGGTTTTTTTATATCTGTAAACTAAAAAAATATTAACTTTTTTAAAATATATTTTGTTATTTAAAATATTGTTTATATATTAGCATAACTAAATAACATTATTATGAAAAAAAATAAAATTACAATTCCAAAAAAATGCAAATCATTTGTTGATGATATGTATTATGTAAAAGTAAGAGACCACTATTGTGGTTATGTTAAACTAAATTCAAAACATATTCTTTTTAAAATAGCTAAACAGCTTAAAATGAAAAATGCTTTTGACACATGGAATATGCATAAATATTATCCATGGTGTCATGGTGGTGTCACATTTAATAGATTAGATGATGATTCCTTAACAATAGGTTATGACCAAGCTCACAACGGTGATGATAAATCAGGAATTAATGACAACAATAAATATGTAAAATTCCACACTACAAATTGGGCTAAAAGTTTATGTGACAAGGATGATATTAAAATTATCATTAACACTAGAATATCATTGTTTCAAAATACTATTGATGATGCTCAAAAACAGTTAGATGATTTTAAAAAGCTAATATGAAAAAACTACTAGAAAAAATTATTTTGAGTGATGCATTTGTAAGGCTATTTGTCTATGCATGTGCATTGCTCTTTACTTTAATATTAAGTATTGAATTATGATTGAAACTATACACATACAAGATTTAGAATTTTATGAAACTAGTATTGTAGTTGAATATAAATTTATAAAATCAGAACTAGATTATTTTTCTGGTACTGGTCAAAGGAATGATGTTGAAATTTATGCAGTATATGTTGACAATGTTGACATTACTAGATTAATGGAAGTTCACATTGATGAACTAGAAACTATCGTATTAGATAATCATTTAGGTAATTTATAATTATGGCATCAAGACAAACATTATTACATACAATAAAAGTGAACAAGATGCTTAGAAAACTTAATGAAAGTAAACCTAAGAATAAAGAACATAAACCAGTAGCAAATGGAAAATAAAAAACTAGCTTATTATTTAGGTGCAGTACTATTGTTATTGTGTGTAAGGTCAACAGTAATCATAAATGATTTATTAACAGCACTAGTGTTTCTTATACTAGGCACATCAGTATTATATTATGCCACAAAATCGTAATGACATTGTTGATGATTGCGAACTATTTGTAAATAGTATTATAGGAGAAGATTGGCATAAATTACCAGCTGTTAAAAAAATGATTATATTAAAAAAATATAACGAAATACAAGAGATTGTAAAAAAGAACTATTTTCGATAATAGTGTTATTTAGTTAATTACTTGTTTTAAAAGGGGTTGTTTTTCATCCCCTTTTTTTTATTTTATAAACCATGAATGGTAATCAGAAAGGTTGCTTTGCTGAGTATCATTTTGCAACAACAGCTATAAAGATGGGATTTAATGTCTCCATGCCTTTACTAGATTCTAGTATGTATGATTGTATATTAGAAAAAGATGGTAAACTATTTAAATTTCAAATAAAGTATTTGGGTGCAAATAGATACAAACATGGTAGGTCAACTCAAGTTGTTTTAAAAAGAACTGGCAATCCTTCTTATGACCCTAATTTTGTTGATTATTTTGCATTATGGAGTGAGGAATATAATGGCTTTTTTATAATAAAAAATGATGGGCAAAAAACATTAAGATTATCATTATATAACAAGTATAAAGAAAATTTTAATAACTTTGCATGTATTTCATAAATGTTGTTAAGTGTCACTAAGTTAAAATGTAGTGGCACTTTTTTTTTATCTTTACAATAAATTTTAAAATTATGGGCGTAGTAAAAATAAAACTAAAAAAAGATTTTGATAACAATGGTCACATTGTAAAAGCTGGTGAAGTTGTTGAAATTTTATCAATGCATTTAGATAAATATGTTGATAGTGGATTAGCTGACTTAGTTACTAAAGAATCAAAACCAAAAATTAAAAAAGAAGCAAAAGTTGTAAAAGAAACTAAAGAGCTTAAAATTGATTCTAAAGAAACTAAAGATGCGACAGATTAAAATAAATTCAACAACTGGTTCAGAAATAGTTACAACATCTGAATTTAAATCTTATGCTAGAGTTAATTATTCTGATGATGATACAATGATAGGTAAAATGTTAGTTCAAGCAAGAATATGGTGTGAGAATTATATATCAAGAGACATAGTTGCAAAAAACAGAACATATTACTTAGATGAAACTAATGGTGTTTTTGATTTGCCTTTCGGACCTGTTGCTAGTATTTCATCAGTAACAATTGATGGTGTTGCTAATACAGATTATACAACTCCAGGGTTAGATAATGAAACTATTGATATTGATGGATATGGTGACAAAGTAAAAGTCACTTATATTACAACTGGATTAGATGATAATTTATTACAACAAGCTATTTTACAATTGGCATTAACCTATTATGATAATAGACATGATTATGAAATAGGTAAAGCTGTTAATGAAGTGCCAACATCAGTCAAAAATATACTTAGTTCTTTTAAAAATATGTTTATATGAATCCAGGAATGATGCGAAATAAAATTATTTTTTATACACCATCTAAATCAGCTGATGGTTATGGCGGTTTTACTAGTGGAAGCAATTCAACATCAGCAACATTTTTTGCTCATGCTGTTGAAAAAAGTGGAAAGATTGAAACCAAAGATGGTAAACAAAATTATTACAGGGAGATTGAAATTACTTTCCGCAGAGATGCATTTGGTGTTGGTAGTGCTATCGGTAAAAAATTTACTGTTGATGGTGCTGGGTTTTATAAAGTAAACAATTATTATAACATTTTAAACAATGATGAGTACACTACAATTGTAGGTACATTAGAACCATAATGGCACAGTTTTCAGCACATATTAGAAATGCAGATGTTAAAAACTTCAATCGTATTACAAACAATCTAAAAAAATTTAGCAATAATGAATTTTATAATGTTTTGCAAGATGGTGCATCAAAGATAGTATTTAAAGCAAAATCAAGAGTGCCTGTTAAAACTGGAGACCTTAGAAGGTCAATTGGTGTTGATGGTGACAAAAGAAATATTATAATTAAAGCTGACATGAATTATGCTGGTTTTGTAGAATTTGGTACTCAAAAACAAAAGGCAAAACCATATTTTTTTAATTCAATAAGACAAGGTATTAGATTAATAAAAAAACAAGCATCAGATAAATTAAGAAGGGTATTGACATGAGAGAAGCCATGCATCACATACGAGCAAAAATATTTACAGCACTCAATGGCAATATAACATTAGATAGTGCTACTGTGCCAGTTTATAATAGAGTGCCAATGGATGCAACCTATCCATATATATGGATGTATTCATTAAGCACAGATGAGGTTGACCAAAATGCACAAAAATTTAATATGGAATGTGTAACAAGGATAGAATGTGTTACTAGATTTGATTTAGATGTGGGTGGTGATTTGGATGCTAACCTATTAGTAAATTCTGTTGTATCTTTGCTTAGAACAAGAAGTGCTGGTTACTTTGATTTGAGTGCTAACAATTTTTCTGTTTATACATCAACTGTTGAAAGTATAAATTATGTGCAAGAAGATGAAGATGACCACACTTATTTTAGAGGTATAATAGAATTATCAAATAGAGTTGAACAAACAAATTAATTATGAATATGAATGATGTTAAATTATATGTTATGAATACAGGTGCTTTAGCATTTTCATTTTCTGATTATGTTGTTGACATATTAAGAATAATTTTATTATTAGTTACAATAGTATATACAATTAAAAAAACATTAAGTATTCATGGCAAAAAAAATAAGTGAAGATACAGAAGTCAAACTTGACTTAAAAAGTATAGGGTTATTAGTTGGCGGTGTTATATCACTTGCAAGTATGTGGTACACTTTGCAAGGTGATATTGCAGAAATTAATAACAAAGTAGAAAGTATTAATGGTGATGAGTTTGTGCAAAAGCTAGAATTTAGTTTAAAAGACGAACTTACCAGAACGACAGTAATGCAAATACAGCAAATGACTGAGACATTAAAAGAAGATATTAAAGAAAATAAAGAAGCAATCGAAAAAAACTCAGAAAAATTATATGAAAATAAAAGAAGATGAAACATTTAATCTATGTCCTTTTTGTACTCTTTGTGTGTGCAATAACTAACGCCCAGGACTTTACTATACTGCATATCAATTCAGGATGGAACTCAAGCAATGACTATCCACATTTAGATAAATTAAGAGGTGTAGAAATCCTTAAAGTAAAATTAGAAGAACAACCCCCTAACATTAAATCACAAATAAAATCTGTACCAACTATAATTTTATTTGATGCTGACCAAAGACCAAAAGGACAATGGGCAGCTGGGTTATCATTTAAGTTAGATGTTGAGCCTGAAAAAATACAGGATTGGATTGATAAAGCAAAATTGTTACAAAGAAGAAAAACTAATTAATAAATGATAAGCAAACATATTTCTGAGAAAGAAGCAACTAAGTCAATAACTGCTTTACGACTTGGTATTGACAATACTCCTAATGGTACAGCTTTGAACAATATGAAAGAACTAGCAGAAAAAGTATTTGAACCACTTAGAGAATGGGTTGGTGGTCCTATAAAAATTAATTCTTTTTACAGGTCGCCAGATTTATGTATTGCCATAGGTTCTAAAGTATCTAGTCAGCATACTTGTAAAAATGGTGCTGCAATTGACATTGATGATATTTATGGGCATAAAACAAACAAACAAATGTTTGAATGGATAAAAGAAAATTTAGATTTTGACCAATTAATTTACGAATTTGGTTCTGAATCCAACCCCGATTGGCTGCATATCAGTTATGTAAGCGAGGATAAAAATCGTAACAGGATTTTAAAAGCTGTTAGAGATGATGGTAAAACAAAGTATATTGATATAACTAATGCCTAATGGATTTTGGATTCGCTTTTATACCTAATGGATTATTGCTTGGAATTGAATATTATCCCATTGATGAAAAGCAAACCTACAATGAGTTAAATATATATTTGTTATTTTTGGTAATACATCTTAGAGTTTATTTATGAGCAAACCAAAGAAAAAATTCAAAGAAACAAAACTAGGTAAACTGGTTGGTAATATAGCACCAAACATTTTAGGTGTTGCTGGCGATTTATTGCCTGATGCTGGTGTATTAGGTATTGTAAAAAATTTGGTCACAAAAGATAAAAATATTTCACCGCAAGACAAAGAAATGTTACATTCACAAATTAAGGAACTTTACGAACTAGAAGTTGCAGACAGAGATTCAGCAAGAAAAAGAGAAATAGAAATTGCAAAAACAGGTAAGACAGATTACATGCATTCATTTACTGGTGTTGTTGGTTTGGTTAGTTTTTGTTTCATGATTTATGCAGTTGTGTATTTAGAAGTGCCAGAAAATAATAAAGAAGTTTTTATTAATATACTTGGAATTAGTCAAGGAATTGTATTATCAATATTTGGATTTTATTATGGTTCTGCTGTCAAGGGAAATAAATAATGGCAAAAAGAGCTGGATATATACACATTGTAAAACCGAAAAAAAAGCGACCTGGCGTTCATTCTAAAAATGCAAGTCAAGGACAAAATGGTTACAAAAAAAAGTATATTGGTCAAGGCAAAAAACACTAATTATTATTTTTTTGTAATTAAAAAATTCTTTAAAATTTAAAAAAAATTTACAGAGGGAAATTCATTCTAATGGCATTTCAGAGATTTTGAATGTTAGTAATCGCCAGAAACCCTAAAGTTGCTTAGAAGTCATTTAAATGCCTTTAAAATGGATATTGTAATTTTGTATAAAAACGATAAAAAAGGCAAAAAAATAAACATTATTTTTGTAGTAAAATAATTCTATGGGTACTACTTTAACTGGCAAAAGGGTTCAAAATACATACGATTCACTTTTAAAAATTGGAGACAATGATAATCTCACAGGTACAGCAAAAAGAATTGGTGATGGTCTTGGAAATGATTCACCTATATTTTTAAGCACAACCCAAATTGGAATTGGTGTCACACCTTCTTTTGAATTTCATGTTAATTCACATGCTAAGATTGGTGGTAATTTAATAGTTGGTGGCAACCTCACAGTTGATGGTACAACTACAATAGTAGATTCAACAGTTGTTGCTATTGGTGACAACATGATTGAATTAGCAAAAGATAATGTTGCTAATGTAAAAGATATTGGTTGGTATGGTACAATTAATTCAAGTGGTGATAAATATGTTGGAATGTTTTATGATGCATCAGATGGTGTTACAGTACCAACTTTTAGAGTTGGCTTAGGGACATCTGAGCCAGGTTCTACAATGACAATAACCACAAAAGGTAAATTAGTTATTGCTGCCTTAGATGCATCCACAGGAGTTTTTAGTGGTCAAGTTACAATACCAGCTACACCAGTTGCAAGTACAGATGCAGCTAGTAAAGGTTATGTTGATGCGCAAATAACTGCTCAAGATTTAGATATTGCTGGTGATAGTGGTAGTGGTGCAGTTGACTTAGATTCACAAACATTTACTATTTCAGGTGGGACTAATGTAACAACATCAGTAAGTGGTCAAACAGTTACAATTAATGCAAGTGGTGGTATTGATGGAAGTGGTACAGCTAATGATGTAGTAATGTGGCAAGATTCTGACACTTTAACAGATGCACCTATTGCTGTTAGCGGCAACAATACAACTTTTGCTGGTAATATAACCTTTGGTGCAGTTAATGCATTTTCACAAAGCACAAATGTTTTAGATGGAACAGGTACAAATGGTGCAAGAATTAGGTCAGCTGTTTCAGCAGCAGGTACACCGACATTTTCTAATTCTGATGATACTGATACTGGAATGTTTTTTCCAAGTGCAAATTCAGTTGCTTTTAGTACAGGTGGAACTCAAGCACTTGCAATAGATACTTCACAAAACGCAACCTTTGCTGGAACTATTTCGAGTGGTGCTATAACAAGTACAGGTGATATAACATCTAATGGTAATATAATCACCCAAACAACGAGTGGCAACAAAGGTATAAAAGTAATAACAGCTAATGATGCTGAAGGGTTTTTAATATTTGGTGATGCACAAGATAATTCAATGGGTGGTATGGCTTATAATAATGCTACTAACACTCTTGATATTGATTGCAATAATGGGGTGGCTTTATCTTTTGATTCATCAAGAAATGCAACTTTTTCAGGTAATATCAATATTGAAAGTAGTAATCCAAAATTAAAATTACGAGATACAGATGGGGGTTATGCTGAACTTGCGGCTAACAATACAGATTTAGTTATTAAAACAGACCCAGATAATGTGGTCGGAAGTTCTACAATACAATTTGAAATTGATGGTACAGAGTACATGAGATTGCAACAACAAGGCAGATTAGGAATTGGAACTACTTCGCCAACTGCGGATTTAAGTGTAGGTTCGACTTCTACATCTTCAGGAGATGTTCATTTAAGAACAACAAAAACTGCTTTTTCAATTACACCTAGTAATAGCAATGCAGGTGGAATATTATTAGATTTAGGTTTTGTAAGTGGAGGTCAAGGACCTATGAAGTTTGGCATAGGTGGTTCGGAAAAAATGCAAATAGATAGTTCAGGATTAACAAGATTTACTGTTGATACTACTACTGCATCAGCAATAGATATAGGATATGTTTCAAGCGCAAGGACAATTAGAGCAGTAGAAACAGGAGGAGGAAATGCAAGACCATTAACACTTTTAGCACAAAATTTTACATTTAAAGATGATTTAGCTACAAGAATAACCATTAACAGTTCAGGTAACGTAGGGATTGGAACAACTTCGCCTAATGCAAAATTACAAGTCAGAATAGGGGGTATTGGAAGTAATGCAAATGATGAAGTAGATGGTGTAATTTTTGAAGGTGATAGACATGATTTAATATATAAACAAATTAGAACTGGTGCAACAAGTGATTGGAATAGCACAACAACAAGATTACAAAATAGAGTAGATACAACATTAATGTCTAGTATTGATTTTGTAACAGATGCAAGTTTTCAAAGACATATAGATATTAATACAGCATCTAATTCTTTTAATACAAGATTTACACATAATGGTCGAGTAGGAATTGGTACTTCAAGCCCAGCAAGAAAATTACATGTTAATGCTGGAACAGACAATGAAGCTGTTAGAATAGAATCATCAGACACAGAAGTTGCAGTAGAATTAAAAGATTCAACTGGCACAGCTACTATAAGGAGTAGAGGTGATTTTAGATTTGATGGTTCTTCTGGAGAAATTATGAGAATGGAATCAGGAGGAGATGTAGGAATTGGAACAACAAACCCTGACCAAAAACTTGTCGTAAATCAAACAACAACTGGCAGATATGTTTTTAAAGGAGAATATAATGGCACTAACTTAGGCGGCTTTTTTGTAGATGGTTCACAAAATATGGAGTTGTTTTTAAAAGCAGCTGGCAATGTAGAAAAAGTAAAAATCGACACAGCAGGAAATTCACATTTTTCTGGCGGTAATGTAGGAATCGGAATTTCTTCGCCTGGGGAAAAATTAGATGTTTATGGAAATATTAAATTAGGAACTACCGCAAATAGTAATGTTTTAAATAGAAGTGAAACTCACTGGGTTCAATATAATGGTGGTGCTACAACAAATAACACATATTTAAGAGTTGCATCAGTAAATGCAACAAGTATAGCAAAAACTGTATCAATTTTTACAAATGCTTCAGAAAGAGTCCGAGTACAATCAGATGGTCGAGTAGGTATTGGAACTTCATCACCTCAGCAAAATTTTCATGTAGCTGGTTCAGCACTTATTGGTGGAGTAGGTAATTCATTACTTTTTGATACAGATGGTGTTACAGCTACAAATGGAATAAAAACAATTAATTTATATGAAACTGTAATTTTCAATGGTAGAGGTTCAGCTGGTTTTGGTGTTATAGGAAATCAAAATATTAGATTTGGTTTTGGTAGTAATTATACAAATGCTGAAACTGATTTGTTTATAAACTCATCTGGCAATGTAGGAATCGGAACTACTTCGCCTGACCATATTTTATGTATTGAAGATAGTGAACCTACATTAAGAATATTTGATGCATCTAATACTTTAAATCAAGAACAAACTATTGCTTTTGGTACAGAACCAGGAAACAGAACACATGCTGAAGTATCAGCAATTAATACAAATACTGGTAATGCATCAGGTTCTTTAAGTTTTAAAACAAATTCGGGTTCTTCTTTGTCGGAAAGGGTTAGAATTACACAAGATGGTAATGTAGGAATTGGCACAACATCACCTTCTTCTGTTTTACATATAAATACTGGTTCTGGAACAAGCAATGCAAACACAGTTTTTATTGATAGAGCAAGTTCGAGTGATTACTCTGCAATCACTTTTGCAACAGCGGGTACTGTTAACTGGTCAGTGGGTCAAAATAGTGCTGGTGCATTTGAAATATTTAGGAATGGTCTTGCATCTAAAACAAGGTTTTCTTTAAATCATGCTGGTACTTTGACAATTAAAGATGACATTATTGCTTTTGGTTCACCTTCAGATAAAAGATTAAAAGAAAATATAAAACCAATACAATCTGCATTAGACAAAGTTTGTAAATTACAAGGTGTAAAATTTGATTGGAAAGAAAATGACAGTATTTTAGAAATCAAAAAAGATATTGGTTTTATTGCTCAAGATGTGCAGAAAGTTTTGCCAGAACTTGTAAGGGTAAAAGATGATGGTATGCTATCATTAAGGCATCAAGGTATTGTGCCAGTTTTACTTGAAGCAATTAAAGAATTAAAACAAGAAGTAGAAGAATTAAAAAAACAAATTAAATAATGGGAGTACCTACTAGTGGCTCAATTGAAATGTTAAAACTTGCTAGAGAAAGAAAGGGTAATGGTTATACTTCAAGTGCTACAATCACTAGCCCTATACATTTATCAGATTTATCAAGATTAACAGGCGGAAATTCTAGTGGTTCAGGTGTAAGCTATCCAGCAATCAATCAATTAAATCCAGCTGATAGTAAACCAGATGGTTCAAATCCTTTAGCAATAAGTGAGTTTAGAGGTTATGAACAAAATGTAACACTAACAGCTTTTGATTTCATTTTTAGTAGCACAAGTTCAAATGATGCATGTTTATCAGGTTTTCCATTGGGACCATTTTATCATAATGATACTAACAATTTATTCCCTGATGATTTAACAGGCGTTTATACAGCTTATCAAAACTCATCTGGTACATTAGTTGCATCAAGTGGGTTTTATCAAATTTTTCAAAGTGGTGGGTTCTCATCAACTGGCAAATTCATACAAGTTGGTAGTAATGGTGCCATAATTGGTGGTGGCAATTGTTAAATAATTTATTAAATTTGTAAAAAAAAAATTATGGCTAATACATACGATTGGAATATACCACAACTTGATGCTAAGGTAAAGCAAGATGGTAAAGATAATGTGATTTATACAATCCATTGGAGATATATAGCAAGTGATGAAACAGAACCAAATAAATACAATGCATCTTGTATTGGCACACATAATGTAGAATATGTTGAAGGTGAAGATTTTATAGAATATGCAGATTTAAAAAAATCTGATGTTGTTGGATGGTTAGAAGCTGGTATTGATGTTGATTTAATGAAGGTAAATTTAGATAGTCAAATTGAATCGCAAAAAAATCCTGTTGATGAATATCTTCATCCAGATTGGAACTAGTAATAAATTTTAAATTATGGCAAAATTAGAGGAAAAAGAATTACAAGAACTACAACAAGCAATAGCAAAACCAAATCAAATAGCTAATGAAATAGGTATGCGAGTTATTGCATATAAAGGCATTGATAAATTGGTTCAAGATTGGCATGAAGCTGAAAGTGATAAGCAATCAAAAATGAAAGCAATTGAAGATGAGCATGGCAAAGTTAATCTTGATATATCTACTGGGGAAATTACAAAAATAGAAGATGAGTAATGCCATTAGTAAATGCAACGAGTTTTTTACTTGTTAAAGGTACAACTGTCATAGGTCATTCAAAAGCAACCAGTATTTCATTACAATTAGATTTACCTGATGCGACTACAAAAGAAAGTGGTGGATTTGCAGAATATTTACCATGTATTAGAGGTGGTTCAATATCAGTAAATGGTTTAACAAACTATACAGATACTCTTAATTTTAATGAATTTACAAGTTCTATTATCACAAAAGAAATAAACACTTATTTATTTAGAGACCCTAATGATGCAACAGGTACTATTTATAGAGGTGATGGTTTTATAACATCAGCTGATGAAACAGCAGAAATTGAAACTATAACAGAATTTAATTTAGAAATAACTTTGTCTGGTCCAATTACAGTTGGTAATCAAAATAATTGGGAAAACATTTTTCAGTTTTGGGAAAATATTGCAACAAATTGGGAAAACACCTAAATTATTTTATTTGTATATTTACAAAAAATTTAATTCAAAATATATTTAAAATGGCAGTATTTAATGGAACAAATTTATTGTTGAAAGCTATTACAAGTGGTGGTACATTAGCAACTATTGGTCACACAACATCAGCATCTATGTCTTTAAGTATGGATACACCTGATGCAACTAGCAAAGATTCATCAGGATTTTCTGAATTTATTGGTGGTGTTAGAAGTGGTGAGATTTCTTTTGAGGGCTTAGTTGACCATTCTGATGCAGCTGGTTCTGATGCAATAACTGGTTATTTAGTGAATAGAACTAAAATTGACTGGTCATTTTCAACTGGTACAACTGGTGATGAAATTTATTCAGGAAGTGGATTTATTTCTAGTTGTGAAATATCAGCTGAGATGGAATCACCTGTAACATATTCAGGCACTATAACAATAACTGGTACAATTACACAAGGAACTAATTAATATTAGTTAGATAAAATATAAAAGGCACATGGTTTAAGAATTATGGTTGGTAAAAAAATGACTGTGTGCCTATAATTTTATAAATTATGGCAAACAAGAAAAGAGGTTACTATACTATTAAAATGGGTGGTAAAAAAAGGACCATGCATTTTTCAATGAACTTTTGGTCGAATTTTACAGATGACCTTAATATTTCCTTAGACAAACTTGGTGATATATTTACTGATGGTGTTTCATTATCAACCATTAGGTCATTAATATATTCTGCATTGTTGGCGAATGACCAAGAAAATAAAACACTTATTGATTACGATAAATTTGATGTCGGTGTTTGGATGGAAGATTTACAATCTGATGACTTAGATAAAATAGTTGCAGCAATGATGGAATCTAGAATACTAGGCAATGATTTAAATGCTGGTATGGCTAGGAATGTAAAGCAATCAACTAAGGGAAAGTAAACACCCAGCTGACTTGGGATTCACTAATTGATTATTATGTAGGTCAAGCTGGGGTCACACCAAATGAATTTTGGTTAAACACTTGGAAGGAGAATCACTTGCAAGGTGAAGCATGGCAATTACAAGAAAATTTAGAGTGGGAAAGAATTAGGTATTTATGTACCATGATTTATAATGTCAATTGTCAAAAAAAATCACAGATGATTAGACCTGATAAATTATTCCCACTACCACAGGATGTATATTTAGAACGAGGAAAACCACAATCCACAAAAGAACAAATGGAAGCATTTGAAAAACAAGTTGCTAAAACTAAATTTGATAAAAAACTAGAACTTTAATTATTTGTATTTTTGTGATAAATCTAAAATATGGCAGATAATAAATTAAGGTTTTTTCTAACAGGTGATTCAAAACAGTTTCAACAATCATTAACACAAGCAGAAAATAAACTAAAAGCATTTGGTTCAAAAATGCAATCAGTTGGTCGAAGCATGACTATGTTTGCTGCACCTGTTGTTGCAGCTGGTGCTGCATCTATTAAGATGGCAGCTAGTTTTGACAAGTCAATGACTAAGATAAAAACTTTGGTTGGTGAAGCATCTGAGGATGTTGATGGCATGAGGGCTGCTGTTATACAAATGGCAAAAGATACTGGGTCTAGTGCTGATGAAGCAGCCGAAGCATTATTTTTTATAACATCAGCTGGTATAAAAGGTGATGAAGCTCTTAAGGTTTTAAATGCATCTCTAAAAGCTAGTGCAATTGGACTTGGTGAAGTAGCTACTGTTGCAGATAGTGCAACCTCAGCCATGAATGCTTATGGTCAAGAAAATTTATCAGCTACTATGGCAACAGATGTTTTAACAA